TCCACAGCCAGCAGCCTTCAGTCTTAATTACCTTTGCCCAGAATCGGTCAGCGAGTGGTATCCTAGGTCTAGCCATGAAGTTCACTCTCCTTATCAGTCAGTGAATGGATTGGTGAGGCTCGTTCGGGAGGTCGTAACTCTCGTTCGAGCCGCTTCTATTTTACCACAAACAACCAAGTCGAAGGTGAATTATGGCTTACAACTATGACGATTATTTGAATGATTCTGAGGACGATGAAGACGACGCCGGGGAGTCGCCTAAGTGCGGCTGCAAATATTGCTTTTGCTCGAATGACACGATTGCTGGCGAAGCGTGCAATGACTGTCTCGCGGGAGCGCACCAGGGCTGAGATACGGTGAGCCCTCAGTAGTTACTTGAAACCTTATGTTCTGGGCCATCAATTTCGATCAGGGCCGGGATCGGGAGTCCGGGCAACTGATGCTACTTCCGAGCAGGTGGCATGGCCCAACCCGCTTTACGCTCTACCACTCCAATGCCGCGCCGGGAAAAGTTCTCTGCGCGGAAAGACGAAAGGAGGACTTCTTTCTAATTTAAAGTTTGAAGATTAAGGGCAAGGGTAGCCGCGCTTGCAAACTCGACTACCCCACCCAACAAAATCCAGAAGATCAAAAGAGATGAGTGAACGAATTCGCGCGGAAGCCAAATTCATGAGAGATCGCAATGGAAAGGGTCGCGCACGAGTGCCTTCCGATGTCAGGGACAAGCTCGGCGCGAGGCTCGGCGACACCCTCATCTTTGAAGAGGGAAGCGTGTGGGCGGCGGAGAACGCGGCGAAAAGGGTGCGTATTTCGTCGTCAGGTTAGAGCGCGCTACGCAGGCAGCGCCTGAGGCTCAGATCGAAGCTGACGCGGGAAGCGCGTCCACACTCGAACCTTTTAACCCGGAGACGGTCAGAAAGATACTGGCGGAGAGGTAAGAGATGAAGCAAGCGGAGTTACAAAAATGCGCTCTTTGCGAAAAGGGAGTCATGCACTCAGGCTGCCCTGTCTTCTACAAGGTGTCAGTGGAAAGGTTCTGCGTCGACATAAACGCGGCGAACAGGCAACACGGACTTGAGTTGATGATAGGAAGTCCTGCGATTGCTTTCATCATGGGGCCCGACGAAGACGTTGCCAAACCACTTGATACGCCTAGCGTGTCACTGGTCTGTCAGGATTGCTTGTTGAAGACGTCGGCGCTGGCTCATCTGTCGGAGAAGGAATGAGGCAGGCTGCATCAGGCGCAGAGATCATCGCAGCCCTTGAGGCGGGAAAGTATGCCAAGCGGTTCGATCCGTGTGAGCCGCGGCGCTGGGTGGCTCTTTCGATGTTCCCGCTCGAAGGTGAGCGAGAGATTCGACTGACAGCATCTTTTGACACGCAGCGAATCGCCGCTGACTGTCTCAAAGATGCCGTTGAGCACCCACTCGAATGGTTCATCGCGGATCGCGTCGACGAGCCGAAGGAGAGCGCTCAATGAAAATCTTCAGTGGTAAAAACGAAATCGAGCTTAAAACAGAGACAGAGGTTCTGCTGGCCGCTGCTCTCAAGGCTGTTCTCTTCGCAAAGGGCGACAAACCGACCATCAACGATGCACACGTCGAGATTTATCTGAACCGCTTTTCTCTAACCGATGCGTTAGGACATCAAGTCGGCACAGTTCAAATTGCGACGGATGGCAATAACGGCAGGGACTTCGTGAGGCTTGTCAAATGAAGATTGCAGATCTGCTGGAATTTGAAGATGGCCGACGGGTGCAGGTGATGCTCGCCGTCGCCTCGCCATTCCTGCTCGCTTACAAAGGACTGTTGAAGATCGTCGAGGTGTGTAAGAGGCGGTGACGAAGTTACCAGACGAGTTAATTCTTATCGAAGATGGCGAGCGTGTCGTCTTTATGAGGCAACTGAAACAATAAACTCCAAAAGAAAGGTTCACCAACATGAAAGGCTTAGTTGAAGAAACAGACACACGAACCATCTATCTGACGGTTAAGCATCACTCAATCTGTCAGGACTCGAAAACAGAGAAGCCGGGCTTTAAACCTATCGAGGTCAAAAACCCGCGCACTGGCGAAACGATCACTAAATACACCAAGCCCTACAAGGGGATTGAAGCGCTTATCTGCAAAGTAGAGTTGTACGACCGTGAACATGACAGTACGCGCTACTTCGGCTGGAAAATCCACATGAACGCCGAAGGTGTTCCGTGCGTGTTGGATTTGCCGTTTGATTCCCGCGCCTCTAATCGCTTTATGAAGACGGCAGAGAATCTTGACTTCTCACAGCCCATCGAATTTCGTGCATGGTATGACGCGAAGTCAGATGCCACAGCCTTCTACATCGGGCAAAACGGCAAAAGCGTTCCTCAGTTCTACACAAGGGACGAGCCTGGTGATTGCCCGCCACCCATTCAGAATCAAGTTACAAAGAAATGGAATTTCGATGCCCAAAAAGAATTTCTTCATGGGCGAATGATTGAGGTTGTTATTCCGGCTGTTGAAGAGGCCGGGAATGAAATGCCTTACGAAGATCAGGCTATGACTGCGAGTGCTTCGGCAGAGAGAACTCCGCTCCCTGACGTTCCTTTCAGCAATGAACCCGAACTGTCGGATGACGATATTCCGTTCTGAAAAAGTAGGTGGAAATTGTCGAGCTGTGGTAATATAGGAAATGCGACAGGTCTGCGATTTGTTGTTTTCAGGCAACAGATAGCACAGCCAAAGGCCGTACCGAGCCTTTATTCGGTAACAGAAACGCCCGCATTCATGTGGGCGCGTCCTTCGCAGACCTGTCGCAAGGCTGTGCTGGTTCGCGCCTCTTGAGTGCGGGCTTTTGTGTGTTCGGACGACCAATGCGCGAAAATCACGCATTGCTTTTATTGGGGTTTTTGATGATTTTGAAGCTCAGAGACCAAGCCAAGCGTCATGTAGTCTTTTTATACATGCTTCAAAAGTGGCTTATCTCCCGCGCGCCGAACCCTGACTATAAGTGCGAGTGTCGGCAAGCTCCCGGCGTAGAACGGTGTCTGCATGACGTATGGACGCCTTACCTGTGGGAGTTACACGCGCGCGATGTGGCAAGGGGTTGGCAGTATTCATCTGAACAGATCAGAGAGCTGCGCTCAATTCCATCCCATATCTCATGCCTCATCGTCGCGCATGAAATGTCGCACATGTTTGACCTCCATCGAGTGCCGGGATTTTACTTTTGGGAAAACCTCTGGCGAATAAATTTCCCTTATCCAAAAGGCGTCATCAAGCCTTATCACAACAATACAAATTTCATTCAGGGCTTTCTTATTTATAAATACGCTAAAGACCCTAGCCCCGTCTTATTCAATTCCAAAGGTTTGCCGCACGGGGCAAAGGCCGTTTTGTGCGAAGAGGAGACGCCCGTTGCTGCATAAACAGGTCAATCAACTTATCAACGCTCTTGTCGAGAAAGAAGAGGCAAGACCAAGCCTCGCCTCCCTCGTCCAAGAGACGCACGAGCCCGCAACACAGGGGAGTCTTGCGCTTGCGCTTCGTCCACAGAATCATTCCATTGAAAAGATTGGTTGCGCCTTCATAGATTCAACTTACTACTTTCTCGAATACCTTAAATGTCCATCTGACGTGCGCGACGTTATCTTATGTATCTCCGGTCTTTCTGGCGGCAACTACATTTCATTCTCAAAGATGACACAAGATCAAATCGGCCTTCGCATGGGGCTTAATCGGGATAGCGTCAGACGAAAACTGGCGGCTCTCTGGACGTGGCAACAGAAAGAGAACCGAACAGCTATCGAGATCAAACAAGGCGAGTATGACCATGTAACAAAAAAGTATGGCGTCACTGAATATCGCCCACTGATAGTTTATTTCGCGGCAGAGTACATCCGTCGCGTCGCCCAAAAAGGCTTGCGGCCTATTCCCCGTCAACAGGCCATTACAGAAAAGACGGAAGAGGTTTTTGAAGATATTGCGGAAGAGATTGCGGAGGACATGCCGGAAGCCCCGATGCTCGTCAAGCGTAAAGAGCGCAATGTCACGCCGCCACAAGTAAGGCTTAATTTTATCGAGAGTAGAGAAGAGAGGGTTGTTCGCGCGTTTGTTGAATTAAGGGATGCACTCGTCAGCCAGCGCGACCCAAAAACAAAAGAGCCTGTGTACCCTCTTCAAAAAGCGTGGGAAGAGGTTCTAGTAAAAGCGGAGCAAGCTTTCTTCTCATAGTGAAGTTGAAAATCTGAATGATAAAAAGGCGTTTAAATTGGCGACCTTAGGTAAAAGTGTATTTAAATTTCCCGCCGCCCCCAGTGATTTAAAGAAAACACGGGGCAGCCAAGAGGCGGCGAGCGCATGAACCACCGCGCTCTCAATCGGACTATCAAGCTCCTGGAGCGCACTGCCTTTGACGCTCAGTTAGCACACGACGCAGCCGTAGCTGCCGATTTAGACGAGGCTACAAAAGCTCAAATCAGGAGAGCGAGAGCTGAGGCAAAGGATGCGGCGGTAAAGGTTCGACAGTTGATCGAGAGATTCGCAAAGGTCGAAGTGGCGGGGTTTTAGAGTTGGCGCTCTGAATTACCGGGCGGTCTGGAATCAGGAGAGAGGAGCGGGAGCGGTTTAAGGGAGACGCGAAACGCTTGGCGCATCGTCAGGGCAAAAGGGCGCAAATAACTCGAATGGGATTTGAGATTATACAAGGCGATTGTTTGGAAATCATGCCGACGCTTGGTGTGACGTTCGATGCCTGCATAACAGACCCGCCGTATGGCACTACAGCTTGCGCTTGGGACTCTGTTATCCCGTTCGCGCCAATGTGGGCGAATCTCAAGAGGTTAGTTAAGAGGAATGGGGCAACAGTGTTGTTTGGTAGTCAGCCTTTTACGAGTGCTTTGGTGATGAGTAATCCGCAGATGTATCGCCATGAATGGATATGGATAAAGAATCGCGGCAGCAACTTCGCCAACACCGTGCGCGAGCCTTTTAAGGAACACGAAAGCGTACTTGTCTTTGGTGAGGGCGGCTGGACTTACAATCAACAATTTCAAGAGCGCACAGGGAGTGGTGGGGAGCGCGTTGAATATGGCGTGGCCTTTAGAAGTCAATCTGAAAACTATCGCGCATTTGAAGGCCGTGATGCGGCAATGCTCCCAAAGGAGCGCGTGCCTTCATCGTGGCAAAAGTTCAACACCGACACAAGCGGGCTGCATCCGACTATAAAGCCCGTCGAACTCATGCGCTATCTCATCCGCACATATACCAACACGGGTGACACCGTACTTGATTTTACTTGCGGCTCTGGTTCAACCGGAGTGGCCTGTGTGATAGAGGGGCGCAACTTCATCGGCATAGAAAAGGACGTGAACTACTGCGCTATTGCAGAAGCGAGAATCAAAAGGGCAAGCGGCATAGCGTGTGATATTCCAAAACAGATTCGAGTAGATAAAGATTTACCGCTATTCCCTTCTGCACTGGAAACAGATGCAGCATGAAAATGTAGGGTAGTGGCCGCAAGGGCTGAGAAACAAAAATGCTTAATCTAACCGACACAGGCTGGAAACGCCTCGCAAGGAAATCAGGCTCACGCCACTTCTTTAAAGAGGGTGTCTCATTGTGCGGAAGATGGAGATTGTTCGTCGGCAACGAAGATCATAAAGGCGGGGCAAGCCGTGTCCGGTATGTTGGAGAGAGTTGAGTAAGCGAAAGGCTGCATAGAAAATGGGTACTAAAAGAACTTATGAGTGCAATTTATGTCATCACTCTTTAACCGACGCGGAGCAAGCGGAAGGCCATATCAGCCAAGGCGTCGGAATTTACTGGCTTGGTAGGGACTTGGAAATCAGGCCAGCGCATAGCGTGGAGCATCATCTATGCCTTGATTGTATTCGAGCGGTTGCTGAGGTCGCTAAGAAGTGCTGACGTGGCCTTTGGCCGAAGAAGAGAAAAGAGAGAACGTGAGGCGCAAGTATCACAATGAGCCGACCGAAGTGGACGGGATTCACTTTGGTAGTAAAAAGGAAGCATCACGCTATGAGCAGTTAAAGCTTTGTCAAATGGCGGGCATCGTTCGCAATCTCAAGCTGCAAGTTCCCTATAAACTGAAAGTCAATGGATTGCTTGTATGCACTTATAAAGCCGATTTTGTTTATGAAGATAAATTCGGTAGCAGATGGAAAGAAATCATCGAAGACGTAAAGGGTATGAGAACACGCGAGTACATTATCAAGCGTAAATTGATGAAAGCGATTTATGGGATTGAGATACGCGAAACGTGACGAGGCTCGGCTGATCGGAGCGATACGGTGAGAAAGGGAGACAAAATGATAAGAGGCGAGATACAACTACAAGCTGAAACCGCTGAGGAATTAAAAATAGCATTGGAGCTTATTGCGCGCTCGGTTGTCGGAAGTTGCAGGCTCGACGAGCCAGAGGGCGAGCAAAAGTATAGCGATGAGTTGGATGCGGCTATCATTCTCGCGCACTTCAAAGTCTTGCCTGAATACAGGGAAGGTGATTTAGAAAAGTTTATCGGCTGTGCGCCGGACTTCACTGGCGATCTAACTACCGAAGAGTACATAGACGAAATCAGAGGGCACTAGTTCTCGCGTTCGGTTGGTGTCTAATCAGGAGCAGAAAAGATGAAGATTGAATTTGGCGCACTACAGATCACACTCGAATTTAAGGACGGCGAATTAGTGCGCGGTACTCCTCGCCTGGAAATTCTACAGGACAATGTTCGGGAATTAGCCGGGCAAGTGCCGGATGGAATTTATAAGTGGGTGCTTGTCTTGGATTTGGAAAAGGCTGAGAAGATTGATGGCTGAATCTACCACTCAGGATGAGAGGGAACAGAAGATATGAAACTATTTGTTTTATTCGGGCAGCGTAAAGGGAGCTATCCCGGCCAGTATGCGCCAGAGGCGTTAGAGGTCGTTGACGAGTACGCGCATGATGAGAACGAGACGTGGATTCAAGAGCAGAAAGACAAGATGGCCGACACAGGCGAATTTGAATCGCTGGCAGTCATCACTCTTGAGGTTGCTGATGCGGAGATAACGAAGCGACTCAGGCCGGAGATGGACGTTGTTAAGGCGACGGTGGTTTGATGGCTGAAATAACAGATACACAGCAAGGGAAATGTAGTACAATGCGCCTGACCGCAGAGCGTGAGATTGAGCGTCGAGAGGAACTACGTAAAATCTGGCTTGAACTGAAAGCCCTTGGAAATGAGCAGCAGGCGATAAAGACAAAGTTCTATAATAATTCTCAGAAGACCTTCGCGCTCGCACAGAGAGTGTTTGATTTGATAAACGACTAAACGTCGAGTCAAAGATAGCAACCGGACTATTTCAGCTCGCTGGTGGCTTAACGGCCATTGGCGGGCTCTTTGTTTTTCGGCAGAGGATACGTGAGGGATGCCACCAGAAACATCACCACAGGATGAAATCTCTGCCAAGGTGGAATCACTGGTGCGGCGCATAGAAGAGGTGGCCGGGACACTTCAGAAGATTGTGGAGACACAGGCAGCGCAGGGAAGCAAGGTAGATCGGATGTATGCGCTGTTGTTTGAGGCGAAGGATTTCAAGAAAGTCGAGGAAAAGGGGTGATCCGGGGTGCGCGTGAATTCCACTCCTGCGCACTATATCTTGTGGCCGCCGGATTAGGTCTAAGGTTCGCGAACAACATCTTGTGGATCAGGGGCGCGCGCATGAATTCTTTCATGCGCACAACGAAAGGGTAGATATGGACGATCTCACGAAATATATCATTCTCGCCATAGTCAGAATCTTACTCGCCGCTATCGGCTCATACTTACTTGCTCACAAGCTAGTGCCGGAGGGCTTCACCGTTGAGAAGTTCGTCTCTGAGAACACGGCGGCTGCGGCTGGCTCTCTGATGGTCTTAGGTGCGGGCGTGTGGGCGGTCATTCGTCAGTACAGGCTCAAGCGCAAGGTCAAGACCGCGCTGAGTCTGGAAGCTGGCTCTACGGGCAGGGATTTAGAGAAGGCGCTTGATGCGCAGAAAGGATAAATATATGAGTTGGGAAAAAGATTTAGCAGTCAGTCTCTTACCCCTTGGGTTGATTGTGGCCGGAGGGAAGCTGAGAGATAAGGACGCAAACGATACCGGCCTTGATGATGCCTTTGGCAAGATCATGATTGAGATGTCTCCGGTTGTTCCTTCTCTCGTCTCAGGCGGTGGAAGTGCTAATGCAGGTATGAAGGCGATGCGGATTATTGAACAGGTAGCACATGCGTACAGGGTTTCACAGAACGATCCGACGCTATGAAGCTTCTACACTTGATTTAAGTAGGCGGGTTAAGTCGCGGGATGTGGGTGACAATGCCTCAGAGAGTTTACGTTAATGGCTTCGGAAAGTTCTCTTTCATCTGCCCTCAATGCCACGGGTGGGAAAGTCGCCGCTTCTCTTCAAGGTACTTCCTGGAAACGCCACTCTGTCTGAACTGCGATCAGAAGAGACGCGATAAGCGGCGGCGGCAAGCAAGGCATCGCCTGCGGTGATAAGTTTTTTGAGGAGGGCAAGGTTGAAAGTGTGCCGTGGGTTTTACTCTCACAGGCGAGAGACCCAAAGGATTGATAACTTGAAACGGAGGTGAGGGATGGGAGCTAAAGATTACGACAGACACACACTGACGACGCGCGAGAATCCGAAGAAGGACGAAGAGCGCGAGGCCGAAGCGAAGGCTAAGTCTTAACCTAAAACTGAGAAGTTGAAAAGCTAGATACGGAGCGGAGGAAATGAAATGGCAGAAAATCAAACGATACTGAAATTCGGTGAAGGCAAAGTTGCTGTCACGGGCGGCGTACAAGTACCCGACGAGAACACCGTCATAGCCCTCATGTTTTTGGAGCAGGACAAGGGCGCGGGCAGTGTCGGCGCGTCCGTCCCTGAAAGACCGGGTGGATCATTGGTGTGGCCTGAGCAGGTCAACGGCGTCATCTTGGAATTTTCCAACCCTAAGAGCGTTGATGTCGTCATTGAACAGTTGCGGGCAATGCGTCAGCAGTTCGGCGCTGTCCTGACAAACGATGATTTGCGGCAAGAGTATTTAGCGAAGTCGGAAGCGGCGATTGCTGCTTAAACAGAGCGCCCCTAGACGATTGTTACACCGCCTAGGGGACGGGTTAGAACTGAAGTGCCAGCGATTCAAACCGGAGACCTTCAGCCCAACCGTCGCGCATTGTAGCGACAGAAAAGGCGAAGGTAAACAGTGCAACACGCGGATCGTCCGCCATTCATTCAAAAAATAGGAGGCCAGATGAAAGACGACGAGAAAGAGCAACCCAAAAAACCAGATCAACCGGAGCGACCCACGCCGCCGGATAAGCCAGAGAAACCGACTCCACAAGAGCCACCGCCGCCATCTCCACAGGGTGACCCGTCTGGGCCGGGAAGCGGATCAGGGGGTTAAATGGTAGCGGCGCGCAAAGAACTGGAAAAACTACACCCTCTGGCCGGGGCGGATCGGGCTTGTTATACCTACCAGCGTAAGTATGACCTTGACCCGCCCTGCCCCCGCTGGAAGGTCTGGTTCTTTAATTACATCTACCTGCCCTTTGTGCGCTTTGTTTATCTCAAGCTCAAACTGCCCGTCTGCGATCACTACGACGTTGTGACCGGAAGAATGGGATGGGTTGAGGATCAGACGATTTATCTGACGGAAGAGAGGGCAAGGGAGGTGATTGCTGATCGTCCGTTCTGGGGATTCAAATGGCTGCCTGTCGAGCAGGATTCGCCCGCCGAGACGTGCCAGATGGGAACGCATGACTTTCCCGGCTCTCCCGTGTCCTCTCTTTACCTGAACCGTAACTTTCCTCTGAGGGCGGTCAGCGCGGAGATCATTCCACTTTTAGAGCGGGCGGTGACAAGCGAACTACTTCACACTTCGGACGAGAAACAGTTAGAGGATGTGCTGAATAGATTGAAAGGACTCTATCGAACGATTAAGGGGAAGAGCTGAGAGCATGGGATGCAATCATTATCCTCACTACGTATCGCGGGGGAGATCATCTTAGCCCTTGCAACCGTGGCTGCAACAGGCGGGCTCTTTAAGATTTATTTTATTGATCGAAAGAAGTTACCAAGTGACATTAGAAAAGCTGACAGTGATATTCACAAGACGGATGCTGAGAGCACGGCAACACTTATCACCTCGATCAATACAGTGGTCGCACAGGTCGGCATTGAATGTAAACGGCTGACGGACAGCAACAATGAGCTACGGATACAGAATGAGGAGCTGGATCGCAAGCTATTTCATGCTAATTCAGACCAGCAGACCCTTGAGCTGATGGTGGATATTTTGCTTCAAGTCTGCCCGGACGCCGACAAACAAGTGAGGGATGTAAGAGAAAGAATGTTGCAACGGAAACGGGAAAGACAACAATCTGAGACAGAGGTTAAGGGGTAACGGCAAAAGGTAAACGACAGAAGATAATGTCACGACAAGACCTTAACACTCTACTGGCCTTTGTAGTGCCTTCCGTCGTCGGCTTCATTATCTGGCTGATTCAGCGTCGCATCACTGCCAAAACTTTGAGGGAGCTTGAGAAGGAAAAGGAAGAAAAGGAAAGGATTGCCGCAGGCCATAAGGAATTACTTAAAAGAGTTACCGATTTAGAGAAGCAGGGCACAAGTGATTCACAGACCCTCGCTCTCTTGAAACAGGAGATGCTTCCGATGGCCGAGGCGATGAAGAGAAAGATGGTCGAGATTCTGACTCATCCCGGCGAAGTATTTAAGATTCCCGATGAGCTTTTAGCACAGATCAATGAAATCGGCGCTCACATGCCTGATGAGCTAGCACAGATATTAAAGGAAAGAGAGACCTCTGATAACCCCCATGTTACTGAGCAGGAGAAGTTAGCGGCAGAAGCTTTGCCTATCCTAGTCAGGTTAGCAGAGTTGGAAGCGAAAGATGCAGGAAGCGCAGCGGTGACTTCTATTCAACTGGTTAGTAGTACAGCGAAAAGCTCGGAGACGAAAAGGACAGAGGAAGGCGGGGAGTAGGCGGGGCGTGTCCGCTCAAAGGGAGAAGGTGAACATGAACCTTAACTACAGATTAGCCAGACGCTCAAGTTCGGCGGCTTCTGCGTCATCCCACACTTTTCGGAAGTTCCGAAGACCTTGCGCGGCTTCAGCACAGGCGATGCCAAAGGTATTTACGGCTTGGGCGTACCTTTCAAGGGCAGCCTCAAACGCGACCTGTGCTGCTTCGATGTCTGTATGAAGCGAAAGAGAATCAGGTATGGAATCCATATCTGAGAGGCGGTCAGGAATCATAGAGAAATTATAACACGGCTTGGCTTCAAGGAATAGATTGCGGCAGATTGGATTATGAGGTGATACATGGCTGAAGAAACTACTGAGCAACGCGAGATGTTAGCAAACGATATTCAGGCTTTGGTTAGTCAGCTCAACGAACGATTGCGCGCTGCCGCGTCTCACGGGCTGAAGGTTGAGTTAGAGGAAAACGCCATCCTTGAGATAAACCCGCCGCTTTATGTCAAGACGGTTAAGGTGCGGATTTACACGGAGATTGCATAAGAGGGCAAGAATGACTGCTTTAATTATCTGCGTAGTGAGTTTAATTATCTACATCATTACTACTCATCCGCGCCCGTCTTATCGCCCGCGCTTATCTTATGCGGCACTGGCTGAAATAGCTAAATGGGCGTTTGTCGTAAGTCTGTTTGAGTGGTTGTGGCAGGGAGCGAAGTTTTGAGCAAGGAAGTCAAAAGGGGAAAGCGTCAGTACAGTGACAGCGACAAAGCGTTGGCTTTGGCGACTCTTGATGCCAATGGGGGCGATGTTCGCAAGACAGCTAAAACCCTGAAAATGCCTGAAAGCACGCTGTCCGATTGGTCTAAGAATCGCGGCGTAAATAAAGAAGTTACGGAAATCCGTGAGGTTAAAAAAAAGGAGCTGTCAGAAAAGCTTGAAGAGGTCGCATACAAACTGACCGACAATCTGATGATCCGCGCGGAATCTGAACTGTCAATCCTAGTGCCGATGAAAGACGTGGCGACGAGCCTTGGAATAGTCGTTGATAAAATGCAGTTATTAAAGGGCAAGCCGACGAGCATAAATAAGAATTTAACCGACGAGGAGCGGGCAGAGCGGGCGGCTGAAATTATAGAACGCGGACGGGGGCGGTTAAGGGCGGTTAAATGAGTACCATCTACACGCCACAGGAAATCATAGAAGTTCTACCCGTCCTAACAGATGAGGAGCGGGCGGAGTTGGACGAGCTTTTGTTTGAGGAGTCCGCAAAAGCTGCTGTTCGCCCACAAACCGATGAAGAGTTAAAAGACTATCTCTTAAAGACCTTCAACGTTCGCCTGCCTGACACACAGGTCTGCCCGAATCACAGCACTCCGTTTAGAGCCTTCGCAGATGCCTACTTTGCGCGCTTCCCTGTGGCTGTCTGGAAGGCTTCCCGTGGACTGGGCGGTAAGACCTACATCCTTTCGCTGTTAGGTCACTGTGAGGCCGATACTCTGAGCGCAGATGTGACTATCCTTGGTGGTTCAGGAGAACAGTCAGCCCGCGTCCTTGAGTACCTGCAAAACTGGTCAGGGGGTGAAGATAATACCAAGCGGCGAACCCTCTACGGCGGCGGTGGGCGTGTGACGGCACTGATGGCGTCAACCAAATCAGCCCGTGGGCCGCACCCGCAGAGAATGCGCCTTGATGAAGTTGACGAGATGGAATTGAAGGTCTTCAATGCCGCGATGGGTCAGCCGATGGGCGGACGGGGGATAGCCAAACAGACTGTCCTTAGTTCAACGCACCAGTATCCGAACGGCACGATGACGGAGATACTAAAACGGGCGGCAGAGAACGGCTGGCCTGTCTATGAGTGGTGCTACAAAGAATCCAGTGCGCCTCCTGATGGATGGCTCGCGCAATCCGAGATAGATTCAAAACGTGGTGATGTGACGGCTGCGATGTGGGCGGCTGAATATGATCTACAAGAGCCAAGCCCGGAAGGCAGAGCCATTCTACCTGAGAAAGTGGATGCCTGTTTTCAGAAAGACCTTGGGGAATATGAAGGCAAGCTTGGTGAATATATTGAGATTGAAGCTCCGGTTGACGGTGCTAAATATGCCACGGGAGCGGACTGGGCGAAGGATAAAGATTATACCATCATAGACACCCTAAGAATTGATGTGCGACCAATGCGCCGTGTTGCGTGGCAGAGATTAGGCAGAATGCCGTATCCGGTGATGATCGGAAAGTTCAACGAAAGGGTTGAACGCTATCCCGGTGCGGTCTGCCACGATGCTACCGGACTAGGTGATGTCGTTGACGACTATGTAACGGTCGAAGCCGAAGGCGTTAAGCTTGTAGGTCGAACTAGGACGGACATATTCAGTTCATACATTACTGCTATCGAGGGCAATTCGATTGTGTCACCTAAAATCAAATACTGTGAAGGCGAGCATCGGTATGTGACAAACGACGATCTATATGGCGGGGGACATCCGCCGGATAGCTTTGTAGCAGGGGCGATGGCATATAAAGCGTCAACCACGCCGCCCAAGAAAAGATTAGTAGGAGCATAGAAATGCCTGACCATCTAGGAAACTTTCTGGGAATCTATAATCCTATTACCAAAGAGCAGGTCAAGTCTCTTACTCAAATGCCCCACCGGCGCGGTGGCTATGGCAGCACCGTTCCTATGTATTCATCCTGGGGGTCGTGGGATGCTGCGATAAGCGGTAGGTTTGAGGGCTCTAACATTGACTACGCCGCCCGCGTCGGAGACCTTTCAAAGTCTTCACTGATTATGTCTGCCGTTCGTGTCGTTGGAAATACTCTGCCGGAAGCCCCTCTTGAAGTGAAAGACCCCGGCGATGGTACAGGTGATGCTACGGTTATTGCCGGACATGCCTTGCTTGACCTGCTCAGAAAGCCTAATCCCTATTATGCAGGTGACTCGCTGTGGACAGCCTTCGCTTATAGCTGGATTGTTGACGGCAATGTATATCTGGTTAAGGTCAGAAACAAAGCCGGGACGAAAGTTGTTGAGCTGTGGTATGAGCCGCACTGGTCAATCCGGCCAAGGTGGTATGGTGATAATCAGGGTGGGATTGAGCTCAGAGAAGGTGATGATAGAAGCGCTTTCATTCTCTATTATGAGCTTGACCGGGGAACTCAGAAGTATAGATTAGAAGTGGATGATGTGGTGCATTTCCGCGACGGCAACGATCCTGTAAATCAGAGGGTCGGCTGGTCGTATATCCGTTCGGTTTATCGTGAGATATACGGCGATAATGAGGTGTCAAACTTCTCGTCTCGACTGATGGGCGGCTCTGCCGTACCTCCCTTCTTTGTGGAGGTGGACACAACGAACCTCGAAGTAGATCAGGACGACGCTGAGGCGCTCGCTCTTAAGTTAGAGCGCAAGACGACCGGCGATAACAAAGGAAAACCCATTGTGGTTTTCGGCGGCAAGCCCCATAAGCTTGCGTGGAGTCCGTCAGACATTGACCTGAAGATGCTCCACCGATTCTCAGAAGAGAGATTCAGCGCCGTCACGGGCATTGATCCGATTATGACTGGGCTAGGGGTTGGGCATGACCATTCAATTTACAACAACGTAGCAGAAGGCAGACAGGCATATTATGAGGCTTACCTGAAACCCTTGTATCGCCGCATTGCCACGCAAATCAACCTTCAATTATTGCCGGACTTCGAGCCCGATTCCAAGCTTTATACCACCCACGATCTCTCTAAAATCAGCGCGTTACAGGAAAGCGAAGACCTGAAGCATAAGCGGGTGTGGGGAGATTTTACCAATGGAATGATTACGCGCAAACAGGCCAAGTCCCTGATCGGTGTTGACCCAGAAGAGGATGGTTCGGACGATGTCTATATGATTCGCACGGGCGTTCAGTTGATTCCCGCCGGGAAGCTGCCGCCCACTCAATCATCTGACACACAGCCCTTACAGCTTGTTAAGAGCCTTCGGGACAATCTACCGCAGGGATGGAAAGGGGCAACGCTCTACATGGAAAAGGATGGCAAGTTAGAGCCCGTAGAGATTAAGTCCGTGCCTTCTGACAAAGAAGTGCAGGAGGCTGTTGACTGGCTTACAGGGGTTAATCCTGCGTTGGCTGAATTGGTGAAAGCTGAAGAGAAGAAGCCGAATGGAGACGGGAAGGTGATAGCGTGAAAGCCAAGCATACACACCTTTGGGTTTGCACCTATGACCATCCCCGCAGGGACGAGAAGGTGTACCTATGCTCTGTTAAGGGCTGTGCGTCGGGGCTTACAAAGTCCGACGGCGTGTGGAAATACGCACGGCAAACAACTCCGCCGCCGTACCCTGATTATCGTTTCAAGGAAGTGCGCGTTTCTACTGATGGCTGTTGAATGGAACAAGCAATCTCGCCGCTACATCCGAGACGGCAAGGCCATCCCACCTGCATCCGTGCGTAAGATGGTCTTAGATACTATCGGCAAAGCTAAAGAGAGGCTAGCTAATATCGCAGGACAGAAGATTAAAGGTGAAATCAACTCCCCGGCATGGTTCGTAGCTACTCGTTCGGAAGTAAAGAACATGCACACGGCTTTAGCAATGCTTGCGCAGGGCGGGAAAGGGCAGATGGATGTTAAGGCGTGGGGCAGAACGGGGCAGAAAATTAAATCAGAGTTGGAATACCTTCGGGGCTTTCAGCGTTCAATAGAGCGAGGGGAATTATCCGATGCTCAAATCCTAGCCCGTGCGATTCAATACGCCGACGCTTCCTATGTCACTTATCAGCAAGGCGTATTCAATTTAGAGAAAATGTCCGGTACTCAGTACGTGAATTGGATATTGGACGAGACGGCGGAGAGTTGTGATGGATGCAAGGCTTCTGAAGGTGTGCATCCTGTGAACAATGCGCCAGAGCTTGGAAGTAACGAATGCGGCGGGAAGTGCCGATGCTCGTATGAGTTTGCTGAATATGCGGAGGCCGCTTGATGGCTAAACGCTCTCTCGTCTGGGTCTGGTGGAAAGATGCTTGCCACAATTCACAGGGCTGGACTTCTGCTGACGACATTGACACAGGCAAGCGCTTTCACTGTGAGACGGCGGGAATGTTCGTTAAGGAAGACAAGAACGGCCTTGTACTGGCTACTGATTACGATTCTGAAACTGAACAGTGGCGCTCGTTTACGTTTATCCCAAAAGCGATGATTAAGAAAAAGAAGGTAATCAAGATAGATGGCTGACGGCGTAGAAACACAAGGCTTGGGAAACGTTAACCCGACACTGAGCGTGTGCTGTAAGAAGTGCGGCGGCAATGCTGGACGTATCATGGACGGCGCACTTGTGTACACCGTTAAGCATTCAGGGGAACACCACACTATTCGGATTGATCTCGAGTGGTTAAAAAAAGTGTTGCAAGCGGCAAAAGTATGATAGTATAGCCAGCGGTCGCGGAACTTCCGCGCCGACAATTTTACGCGAGTGGAGACGCTCACTGTATGCCTTGTGCATCGGTGGGCGTTTTGTCGTTTTCGGCCTTAGAGATTTCCTACATGGACGAACTCATTTTCTTTGGTGGCTCAGTCAAAGCTTTAGGCGATGGCAAGGTGGGCGGCTATCTTGTCGAGTTCACCGACTTTGAAGCCCGCAAAGGCACTCCGCCCGATGTCGTTAGAGAGTTCTTCACTAAATCAACCGACTACGACATAGAGGAGACGGACAAGAAAACCGTCTATTTCAATCACGGCCAGGATGCAGTTTTGAAACGTCGGAAGCTCAGCAAGGCTGATTTGAAAGTTGATGATGTCGGTGTGTGGGCTGAAACGATTCTTGATACGCGCGATAAATACTTAGCCAAGATTTATGAGATGGTAGAGGCCGGAAAACTGGGATGGTCAAGTGGCTCTGCTCCGCATCTGGTCGAAAGAAAAAAGAGTGCGGACGGGTTCACTGAGATTGTTACATGGCCGATTGTCGAAGCCAGCCTGACTCACACGCCCGCGAATCCTTTCAGCCAAGCCGTTCCTTTGAAATCCTTCTTTGCTGAGACGGAAGAAAAGCCCGACCTAAAGACCGTTGACGGCGATGCTCTGTTCAATGATTCCTTACGCCAAACCGAACAGCAGACATGGGAACTGTGGTCTGCCGTTCAAACCGGAGTACGCAAGATCGTTGAGGCCGCCCAGGCCAAGGATGTCACGGGCGTAGAAGTAAACGTTAGAGAGGCCGTCACTGCATTAGTTGGTGCTTACAGCCCGCGTCTTATTGAGGCAATCGTGACACAGGTTACGGATTATTTAGGTTCAGAAGTCAGAGACGAACACTTTTATTTGAAGTCATTATTTGATGAGCTTAACGCTGAGGGCGGGGCGCTTGCTGCCTCTAAATTCTCAGATCACCTCCAAACGGTGCTTGCTGCCGCAGGCGAGGTTCAAACACGCGCCAAATCAATTCAGGAGTTGCGGGTTAAATCGGGAAGGGTTCTATCCGAAGCCAACCGCACGAAGCTTTCCAGCCTGTTAGAGAGCTTGCAATCGGTAGCTACGGATATTGAGTCGCTGCTTTCGATGGCTGAGCCGAAGAAATCAGTAGATCAATCTGAGGTGCTGGCACTCCTGGCGAGCTTTGAACACACAAAGATGCTTATGGATACGGCATCACTGGAGAATTAAAAATGCCTTACGAGCGCACCGATACATGGAAGTCCGCAGACTTCAAATCCCTGGGCGGTTTTCTCGCCACGAAGCGCACGGAGCTGAAATCCTTCTTTGACGAGCACAAGAAAGATAACGGCTACGACATGACAACTGAAGACGTTACGGAAGTCCGCACCCGTAATGAAGAGCTGGCCGATGCTACCAAGCGGTGGGAAGAACTGCGTGAGCTTGATTCGACTTTCCAGAAGAATGTCGAAGAGATAAATCGGCTGAATCAGCCTGACTACAAGTTCCCTCATGGTAATGGCACGACCAACAACGGCCCGAACCAGCAGCCCCAAGTTAAGTCCGTTGGTGACTTCTTCGCAGAGAACGAAATCTATAAATCTGTCGTTGCGCGCCACCACAACAAGATGGATCAATACACGATAGAGATTCCCGATGTGATGCCGTTTGCCCTCAAGGTGGACAACATCACGACCGCTGCGGGTTGGGCTCCCTTTAGCCCACGCGGGCCTGAAGTCGTTGACTACGCGCTTCGCCGTCCTGTCGTTGGCGATCTCATTCCGACTGACCCCACGACCTATGCCCAGATTATTTATATGGAGCAGACGGAGTTCACGAACGCCGCTGATACGGTTCCTGAGGGTGGGCCGAAGCCGAAGTCTCGCGTGCAATGGACGCAGCGCACCGTCAACGTCGTCAAGATCGCAACTCATATGGTGGTCACGGACGAGCAGTTGGATGACGTTCCCGGCTTCCGTGCAGAGATTGATCGTAGCGGAACGCTGATGCTCAAGTTGACGGAAGAGGAAAAGTTGCTGCGGGGGCCAGGCGGCGACGACATGACTGGCTTCTACGTCAAGTCTGGTACGCAAAGCCAGAGTTCGTCTGGCATAAAGAGCGCAGACGCCTTCTACCTGGCGATGGCGAAGGTTCGCCACATCGGCTTCGCAGAGCCCACGGGGCATGTTATCCACCCTGATAACTGGTCTCCGATTCGCCTGATGAAGACCCTGGACGGTCAGTATATCTGGGGCTCTCCGTCAGAAGTCGGGCCGGAGCGCATGTGGGGCAAGCCCGTGATCGTGACGACCGCCGCCACGGCCAACACAGGACTGACCGGAGACTTCCAGTTGTATTCACACATCTCTCGTCGGATGGGCGTCACCATCATTGTCGGAATGATTAACGACGACCTGACTAACAACAGGCGCACGGTAGTTATTGAGATGAGAGAGAGTCTGGAAATCAAGCGCGCGGCGGCTTTCTGCCTCGTGCCGAACCTGACCACGACGATTGATTAAGCTGTTCCTTGTACAAGCGGGAGGCCAGGGGCGAGCGCCATACTCGCCCCTCCATCAAAGGGAGTAGTTAAATGACTGTAGGACTAGGCAGACCGCTCCAAAATGCCGGAGCGCCGGTCAACGGCACGAATGAGGTTCAAAGGCTGACTATTGGAGGCACGCCGACAGGTGGCACGTTCAAGCTCAAGTTTGACGGCCTCACCACAGGTTCCATTACGTGGTCAGCCACTAACGCCACTTTGCTTGCTAACATTCAGGCCGCTTTAGACGCTCTGCCGAACGTCGGCACGAACGGAATCGTTGCGGCTGACGTAAGCCTGACCGCTGGTATCGGGGCGCTCAGCCTGACATTCGGCGCGCGGCTCGCCAAACTGGATGTCTCAGCTATCACCGTTCCGACCAATGCCCTGACCGGCACATCTCCGACCTTAGTTATTACCACGACCACGGCGGGGGTGACGGCAACGGGGAGGGGCGCACCACGCGGCAAGAAGCTGATTGATACTGATACCGGCATTGAGTACGTCAACACGTCCAGTAATCCGTTAGCGCCAACGTGGTCGCAGCAAGAAGGTACGGGAAGCGTTGCAACCGCTGATATTGCTGACGCTGGCGTGACCAAAGCAAAGGCCGCTGTCTTCTTTTCCTCTGAGCAGACCGCCACGGGCTCGGCTCAGAACGTCGCGCATGGCCTTGGTGCTGTCCCTGCCGGGGTCTTGGTCGTGCCTACCGAACATCCGGGTACGCCTGACACGGGTGCGTTCGACATCGCGGAAGGAACACATACGACTACGAATGTGGTTGTGACCGTGACCGCTAACGTGAAGTTCAAAGTGTTCGCCTGGGCGTAAATTATGCCAGCCAACTACGGGCTACTTTCAAAAGCGGGGACGCCGACTGATGGCGTTGACGAAGTGGAAACACTAACCGTTGACGCCACAGCCGGAACGTACACGCTCACCTTCGGCGGTCAAACGACTTCCGCAATAGCGTTTGATGCAACCGCCGCGCAGGTGAAAGCGGCGCTTATTGCACTCTCTACGATTGGTGCTGGAAATATCAACGTCACGGGTAACGTCGGCGGGCCGTACACGATAACATTCACCGGCTCTCTGTCTGGTTTGCCTCAAACCGACATTACGGCAGATTCAACGAACCTGACCGGAAACACCCATACGGCCTTGATTGCGCAGGCGACAGGCGGCGTGCGCGGGGACTATCGGGGCGTCCCCGTTCGACAGCCCCTCATTGATACGACCAATCGGAAGATTTATGAGAACAGAGGAACAGCGGCTAAGCCAGTCTGGACGGAGGTGTCAGTTGTATGAGTTCGGTAAACGTAGAAGAGAAAATCACAAAGACATACAAGGCTACTCGCAGGCTTTATCTGAATAAAGATAAATCTGCCATCGTGGATGAGAACGATCCGCAGGCCTCTTTCCTGCTGGCGGCAGAAGGGAATGAGGTCTCTGCTGAGGATGTGGAGAAGTACGGCCTGATGGGTGATTCTGCGGATAAGAGCGATGCTTCGCCGTCTGATGAGACCAAACCGAAGGCTGACGCTGAGACTTCGGGCATAGTGCGCGAGCCCGCGAAGGAGAAGGTAATCGGCACGGTGGACGACAAGAAGCCCACAAAGAAGGCCAGCAAGAAAGGTAAGTAGTGGCAGACCGTGACGACGCACTAGCCGAACTTACTCTACTGGTTCAACCCAACGTTGAGCCACAACTGACACCTGACGAGCTGGACGCGATCCTTGACAAGCACTTGAGAGCCAAGACCTGGGCGGCAGAAACAGATGATGTTCCTACTGTAGTTGCTTACGGTGAAAAGTACATACCCACATCAAGGAATGGTCATGTGTATATCGCTGTGCAGGGTGGGACGGTTGGGAGTACAGAGCCAAGCTGGCCCACGGGTGTAGAGAGCCGGATTTCAGATGGTGGGGTTATCTGGGAAGAGTACGGTAGGGATTGGGTGAATCCGTATGATTTGAGGGCTGCTGCATATGCCGCGTGGAATTTGAAAGCAGCTAAGGCGACAGAGCGGACGGTAGGCATTAGCGATGGGCGTGGACAGGCAAGCGACTACACCTATTTGAACTGTATCAGAGAACGCGACAAGTACGTGTCTGTAGGGATTGCCTAAATGCCCGAATTTATCCAAATTGGTGTCGAGGGCGAAGAGAAGCTATACCGCGCTCTCAATGGCTTCTCAGGCGACATCGAACGCTGCATCGGTGAAGTTGCAAGGCCGTTGTCGGATGTCTGATGGAATACGCTTGTGACTGATTTTCTTTACACCAAAGTTGACGGCGAGCAGCGAATAGGCCGCGCCATAAATAATGTGGTGCGTGCAGTGAGTGCGCCGATAAGAAAAGCAGCAAGGCCGCTTGAGGATCGCGTCTTTTTGATGGTCGCTCAGCAATATGATTCAAACGGCAGACGCGGCCCAACCGGACACCCTTGGACACGCCAGCAATCAACGATTGACCGCGAAACAGCGATGAACCGCAGGGGCTTTACGGTTCTCAACATGAATATGCAGCGCACTGGTAATTTGCGTACCTCAGAAACAAGGCGAGGCGCTCCACATTCAATCGAGATCATTGAAGACGACTCAATAACTTTAGGCACGGACTTAGAGTACGGGCTGATTCAGCAGAGAAGAGGTCAAACGCAATATGACCCGGTTGATTCCGATGTTGCTGACTTCGGAAAGACGTTAGTGCGGAGCGTCAGAGGCGAGATTACGTCGGATGGCTGGTTTGATTACGTAGAGAGACCGGCGATTCCTTTCTAGGGTGACGAATGGTTTGGCAACCAAAATGGCGAGCGACGGATGTAAGGGCAGTTCTTTCTAATCTTATCGCGTTCATTGACACGAACCAAGTGGCCGCTCAGTTGTGGGCAAGGCCAGATGGGACGCTTGAAAAGTTAACACTCTATCCAACGGCGGAAGTTCTGATGAAAAAGGATTTTCCGCACTGGGGCATCGTCAGGCGGAAAATTGATACGACAGACGATGATAGAGGGCTAATCGTCAAGCTCACATTGACCGCGCACTTAGAAGTTGCCGCGAAAGAGAAGGTGGAAATCGCTGAAGGCGTGGATAGTTCGCAGTTGTTACAACTTCAGAAAGACACCGACGATCAGACCTTGGCACTTGAAAGCATGATCCTGAACTGGGATGGAGGCGGCGCGCATTACAGGTCGGTGACAAGCAACGATCCTTTTGAAAAAGCGATAGGAAACGGCAAGGCGGTATTCAATACGGAGATGACAATTGTTTTGGAGTTCTTACAGTAGGAGACGATATGCCAAAGAATGAAATCATCAGCATCGTGCTTAAAGGCACTGAGCATGATGTCAAGTTGGACGGGGTGAAAGCGGTTGACCTTGAGACCTACAACAAAATCGGCATTGCCGGTGGGTTCATGGATCACTCGCTTGATTTCAATAACCATCCCGCCCCCTTCGACATCAGCGGTCTTCGTTTCCTTCGTGATGATCCGAAGGCCGATGCCGCGAGAAGGCAGAATGCGGGTGCGCGGATGGCTGAGATTGAGTCTCTACTGGCAGAGACCGAGCCCAAGAAAGTGGAGGGTAAATAAATGGCAGGCACACCTCTTAACTGGACGACTCTGAATATCCCGCGTGGTAAGCGAGTGGAACTGTGGGCGAAGGTCGCCGTTCCTGCCGCCGGCGCTCGAATATCCCTTTTCACGGATGGCACGCCGGATGGCACGGCCAACCCGAACGCCCTCCCTCTTGGGCGCACCACAGACGGCGCTCAAATTCAATACGCCACTACTTTGCAGAGCAGAATCTCAGACGAGTTCGACGCTCCGTTCGATTCCTCTATTGAGATGGTCGAGGGAATCATCGCATGTAATTTGATGAACACCCTTGACACCGACATTATGAATCTCATCATGGTCGGCACAACCAAGGCTACAGGTACGGGATATGAAGAACTGGCTTTCGGTGGCTTGCAGACAGTCACGAAAGTTTCAGTGGTGGCAATCTTTGAGATGCCCGAAGACTCGTCAAAGCGTGGAGTGTTTCAGCTCTACTCTGCGTTGAATAATCAAAAGCTCGCTTGGCAGATTCGCCACAGCGGAAACACCATCGGCTCTACTCCGGTAGCTTTCCAAGGCTACTCCGTATCGAGTAGAGCGGCGGGCGATCAGATCGGGAAATACTGGAAACAGGTAGCCTAAAGATTTAACCCTTCAAAATAAGAGGGCAAGCCAATCCTACTTGCCCTCTTACGTCCCTCTTCTCTTCCTTCCTCTGGATACCCATCTTAATCAACTCAAATTCTTAGGAGAAATCTGTATGCAAGCCACTAGTGGAAAAGCGTTACGAGATAAATCAAGGCAATTCGTTGAATGCCCTGAAACGAAAAATGTTTACTTGATGAGACGACCATTGATGTCTGACCTTATCAACGCGAACGTCTTGCCTGAAAACTTCGTCTCGCAAACTCTCGTCAATCTTGGCCGCGAAACTCCGCAGAAAGATACGAGTCTTACTGATAAAGACTTGCTTGAAGGCGAAGCATCGCAACGTGCACTCATCACGGCTTCAATGCTTGAGCCTCGCATAGTCGAACAGGCTGAAGCCGACGATGAGATTGAGTATCGAGACCTGCCTGCCTCAGACCGCGAACATCTATTCGCATGGTGTACAGGGAGACTCCCTGCCTTGGAAGTACCAACAGAAGGAGGCCAGAGCACAACCGTTGAAGCTCTGGAAAAGTTTTCTTCTGAGCGACCAAGGGAGGAATCTGCGGGCACTGGCAATCACGTCGAAACACAAAGGAACGAGCCTGAGCAAATTGCTTCGGTTGCAGGATGACGCTGTATCGCTCTGTGTTGATTTGTCGGCTGCGCTTGTCCATGAAGACATGGAAGCGAAGAAGTTAGAGGCCATGCAGGGTGCTATGAATCCTTTTGGTACTACGCAGGATAATGATTTAGCGGTTAATCGGGAGATGTAATGGCGGACGGGCTAAGGCTCTTATTTACCATCGCAGCGAAAGACGACGCTTCGGATGAGTTTAAAAAACTCCGAAGGTCGTTTGATGCTGAGGTGGGTGCAATAAGAAATAGTAGTAGAAGTGCCTTTGTCTCGGTTGCTAATGATATTGGTTTGACGACCAAGCAAGCGGCTGCTCTCAGCACCACCCTTCCTGTTATTGGTGCGGCTATTGCTGCCGTTACCGCCGTGACAATCGGGGCAGGGGTTGCCGCGTTCGCTACCGCTAAGAATTGGAGCGATGCGGGCTCACGTATAAATGATCTTTCAATCAAGACCGGATTAGGTGCTGAGGCAATCAGCGGGCTCAAACTCGCCGCCGAAACTACCAATGCCACAATCGAAGACCTTTCACAAGGCGTCATCTTTTTAACCAGAACCATCGCAGAGGCAGAGCATGGATCAGAACCAGCAAGGGCAAAGCTTGAGCGATTAGGACTTGACCCGAAGAAAGCAGTAAATGACTTACAGGGAGCACTGGATCAAGTCTTCCGCTCTATCCGCAACGGCCAAACGCCCGTCGAGCAGACTGCCCGCGCGATAGATGCCTTTGGTAGAAGTGGCGCGAACCTCAAAGACATAGCCTTTGAAGCTAAAGACGGTATCAACGGCCTGATTGAGCGAGCCCGCGAGCTTGGCCTGCTCTTTACGTCGCAGGACGCCAAGGCTGCTGATGAGTTTGGGGATACATTACGCATCCTTGAATTACAGGCGATGGGCGCGGCCAATACCATCGGCAGAGAGTTGGGCCCGGCTCTTACTGAGTCCATGCGCGATCTCTCCACGTGGCTCAAAGAGAATCGTTCCAGCGTAGAGTTCTTCGGTAGAACCGTAAAAGGAACGTTTGAGCAGAGCGTAAATATCATCAACGGTTTTACTGCCGCACTTCGACTATCCCAGCCCGTCTTAGACGCCTACCTTCGCACGAAGAATTTAATTGATGGCTCAGGAGGTTCACAGCCACAACTCACGACTGCTACTGCCGCTAACAAACCCGCACTCCCAGATACCACCCAAAGGAAAGGGAACGAGTTAAAGATAGCAGCACAAGTGGCTCAAGTGGACGCCGAGAACGCCATCACCCAGGCTCAGATACTCTATGAGCGCGGAGCGATGAATCGCCAGCAACAGATTGACGCAACAATCGCGGCCAAGCGCAGACAACTGAATGCAGATGTAGCGGCTATCGGTGAAGAAATTGCCAACAAACATGCAGAGTTTGAGGCGCTGGACGAAGCGGACACAAAACACAGGGAGAAGGTTCAGGCCGATATTGATAAGTTTCAGGGAGATATTCTAGCCAAGCAGGCGGCGTTTCGTAGAGAAGCTCAGACGCTTCTTCTACAAGCGCAACAGCAAGAGCAGAAAGAGCGCGAAGACCATATCAAAGCAGTCTTGGATATTCAGACCAACGCGCTGGAGGACGCAAATAAAAGGCTGAAGGAGGCGCATGAAATCAATGCCGTCTCAGATGAAGAATTTCTCACCCAAACCAAGAAAAATGAAGACGCCATCCTTCAAATTAAAGAGAACAGTCTCAGGAGGCAATTAGAGCAGAACATTCTCACGGTAGAAGAACGGAAGAAACTTGGTGATGATCTTCG